TCATACATTAAAGAAGTTAAAAAGAATGTCAACTTTGCAGTTAAAGAATTTGAAATGAGAAAAGCTGGATATAGATACACAAGAGCTCAGACAGCAAAAACAGGTTCTATCGATGTTAACAGATTATGGTCTTATAAAACTAATGATGATATATTTGCTAGAGTCACAAAATTAGCTGATGCTAAAAATCATGGAATGTTCATGTTAATCGATTTTTCAGGTTCAATGAATGATATTATGGGAGATGTTCTTGAGCAACTTATCCATTGCATAGTGTTTTGCAAAACAGTCAATATACCTTTTGATGTTTATGGTTTTACAAATCAAAACGTTTCACTCGGTGGCGGATGGAATGGAGATAGAAATGTATTTCCAATCGATTCTGAAGTTGACCACGGTGGATTATCACTACCTCAACTTATTACTTCAACTCTTAAAAAGAAAGATTACGAAGAAGCATTACAATCACTATATGTAAGAATGGAATTCTGCAAAGATGACTACACATATAGAGAAAGATTAGTTATCAGTAGAAACGAAGAGTATGGTTCTACCCCACTGAATGAGGCTCTAATACACAGTCACAAAATGATTGATGGATTCAAAAGGGCTAATAATGTGGACAACATGAACCTAGTCGTAATATCTGATGGTGATGCAAATGGATTAAGAATTGCTAAAGACAGAGATATGAAAATTGAAAGAACTATATCTGATAGATGGGGCGGTGCTATAATAAACATTATGGGCAAAAATGTTAAGCTAAAAGATACAAGAAGAGAAGGAACTAAAAACCTTTTAGAAAACTTACAAAAACAGTTTGGCCTTACAACGATAGGATTTTTCCTAGCTGATAATGGCCATAACTTTAAATACAAAATATCTGATTGCGATACTTCAGCTGATATGTGGAATAATGGCATGAAAAAATACAATAGAGAATACGCAAAAAACAAATGCGTTACGTTTAAAGACGAGCTTGGATACAATGAATTATACATTGTAAAATCTTGGAAAGGAGCATTATCTACTGACGCTACTGAATTCGAAGTTAATGAAGACGCTTCAAAGGGTCAATTAACTTCAGCATTTAAGAAATACAGTAAGTCTAAAAAGCTTAACAAAACACTATTAACGAACTTCGGTAAGGCGGTAGCAGAATGAACAACACTATTCTGCAAAGTATTTCACCTAAAAGTGAAAATAAACCTTTACAAACACGTCGAACTATGGTATAATATACATATATAAATTGATAAGGAGAAACTATATTATGAATAACTTGAAAAAATCTACCCAGATAATTCTCAAAGAACTTGCTACCAGATACCCTGATAGTACTGAGTTCAGAAAAAACGCAATTGTTGAAGTCGGAAAAGAGTTCGGCTATACCGGTAAGGATTGGGACCCTTTAATGCAAAAAAATAACAGAGTCAAAATTGGTACATACAATTTGGCTGGACTTATTGAACCATTGAGAGAAACAATGATATTAAATTCAGTGGTTAAAATGCCACAATCAGCTGCTCAAATGCAGTCAATAGTAAACGAAGAAAAAACCTTCGCTAAAACAGATAAATCATTCGTACCTTGGGGAGCATTTTCTGACATTGTAAAAATTGTCAAATCAAATATGTTCTACCCAACATACATTTCTGGTCTTTCAGGTAATGGTAAAACATTTATGGTAGAACAAGCTTGCGCTAAAGTAGGCAAAGAGTTTATCAGAGTTCAAATCAATCCTGAAACAGATGAGGATGATTTACTTGGTGGCTTTAGACTTATCGATGGAGAAACAGTTTTCTCTAAAGGTCCAGTTCTTAAAGCAATGGAAAATGGAGCTATCCTCTTACTTGATGAGATTGATAGAGCAACAAACAAAATTATGTGCTTACAAGGAATCCTTGAAGGCAAACCAGTACTTGTTAAAAAGACTGGCGAAATTGTAGAGCCTGCAGAAGGTTTCAATGTAATCGCAACAGCTAATACTAAAGGTAAAGGTTCAGAAGATGGTAGGTTCACAGCAGCTTCAATCATTGATGACGCTTTCCTTGAAAGGTTTACAATATCAGTTGACCAACAGTTCCCATCTCTTAACATAGAGAAAAAGATTGTTATAAAACACATGGAAAAATTCAATTGTATCGACATGGACTTTGCTGATAAGCTAGTTCTTTGGGCTGATATTATTAGAAAAACTTTCTATGATGATGGTGTCGACGAAGTTATTTCAACTAGAAGACTATGTCACATTGTACAAACATTCTCTATCTTTCAGAAAAGAGACAAAGCAATTGACTTATGTATTTCAAGATTTGATTCTGATACTAAAGAAGCTTTTCTTGACTTATACAGTAAAGTAGATGCTGATGAAATTGTCGAAGAGACAGGAGATATTAATGCTGAAGAAACTTATGAAGTCTAATCAAATTGATTACAAATTTAACGAAGGAGCTCTTGTTGAAGAGCTCAAGAGTTATATAGACAAAACTTATGGCGGTCACTATTCAAAGAATCAGTTTCAATCAACTGAATTCATTATTGATTGTGGACATGGCATGGGTTTTGCTTTAGGAAACGTACTTAAGTACGCTCAAAGGTATGGTAAAAAAGAAGGACATAACAGAGCTGACCTTCTCAAGATTTTGCACTATGCTATAATCGCTCTGGATTGCCATGATAAAAATGAAAACTAATCGTTTACATTACAATGAAAGTATGGTATAATAGTTATATAATGGAGAAAATATGAACTTATCTAACGACACCTTGAATGTGTTAAAAAACTTCGCAACAATAAATCCAAATATTGTTTTCAAACCAGGACAAAAACTGAAGACTATTTCAGAGTCCAAAACTATTCTAGCTTCTGCTGAAATAGTTGAAGACTTTCCTAAAGAATTCGGAGTCTATGACTTAAACGAATTCTTATCAGTCTTAAGTCTTATTGATAATCCTACATTAGAGTTTGAAGATAAAGCAGTATTGGTACAAGGTAGTGGACAAAAGATAAGATATTTCTTTTCTGAAAGCGATATCCTAACCACTCCTCAAAAAGATATTCAGATGCCAGAACCAGAACTTGGAGTTAATATCGAAGAAGATAAACTAAATCAGATTCGTAAAGCTGCTGCTGTTCTTGGTCATACTGAACTAGCTATAACAGGTAATGATGGAGTCATTACAGCTTCTGTACTTGATACAAGAGACTCGACTTCAAACCTATTTGAAATAGAGCTAGATAGAGACAATTCATGTAAAAATGGATTTAACTTCGTGGTAAGTATACCCAACTTGAAATTGCTACCAGGCGATTACTTTGTAAGCATAAGCTCAAAGCTAATCTCTAACTGGACTAATAGTAATTATCCTGTTGATTATTTTATCGCTCTTGAGAAAAACTCAAGCTACGATGTATAAATACATTGTAGGAATGGAAGATGCCGCATGGGGCGGGTCTTTTAATTTTCGTAAATATGCATAGGAGAAAATTATGTCAGAAGATGTAAATACAAACGTCGAAACTGGAACAGAAGAGCAACCAGCTGGAGCTCAACTTAGTCTACAAGACATCTCAACAATGGTACAAGTAATTGACCTTTGTTCTAAAAGAGGTGGTTTTGAAGGTCCTGAGTTGGAAGCAGTAGGTGGTCTTAGGTCTAGAATCGTAGCGTTTCTAGAAGAAGCTTCAAAAGGTCAAGAAACGCCAGAAGGCGCGGTACCTGAAGTAGCTGCTACTGAAGACGATTCGTCAGAGTCGTAAACCAGACGAGGGGTGAAACTCCCCTCACATTTTATTATTAAGGAATACATTATGAACAACAATGAACAAGCCGAATTGCTCAAGGCTTTACAAAAAGGGCAAGTCACAGTCACATTTAGAAAAATAGATACAGGCGAAATAAGAATTATGCCTTGTACTCTTAATCCAGAAATGCTTAAAGCAAATGGAGTTAAAACAGAAATCAGCTACACATCTAATGAGATGGAAGCTTTTCCAGTATGGTCATTAGACAAAAATGCATGGAGGTCTTTTAGGTTAGATACTGTAGAAGGTTGGGAGGTACTATAATGGAAGAGTTCCTATGGGTCGAAAAGTATCGCCCAAGAAAAGTAGAGGAATGCGTACTATCACAAGACCTTAAAAAGATATTTCAAAACGTTTTAGACAAAGGCGAACTTCAAAATATGATGTTCACTGGTACAGCTGGTACAGGAAAGACCACAGTTGCTAGAGCACTTTGTAACGAACTCGACCTAGATTATATAATCATTAATGGTTCAGAAGAATCAGGTATCGATACTCTAAGAAACAAAATCAAACAATTCGCTTCGTCTGTTTCCTTATCAGGCGGCCTCAAAGTCGTCATCTTGGACGAAGCGGATTACCTTAATCCACAATCAACGCAACCAGCTTTGCGTGGATTTATCGAAGAGTTTTCAGCTAACTGTAGGTTTATACTTACATGTAATTTTAAGAATCGTATAATCGAACCATTACATTCAAGAACCAGTGTTATTGAATTCGCAATGCCAAAGAAAGAGAAAGAAGCTCTTGCTGGTCAGTTTATGCAAAGGGTTCAACAAATACTATCAGTTGAAAGTATAAACTCAGAACCAGCTGTTATTGCTGAACTGATTATGAAATACTTTCCAGATTTCAGAAGAACACTTAATGAACTACAAAGATATTCAAACTTTGGTAAAATCGATAGTGGCATATTAGTTAATGCTAATGATATTGCTCTTGACACTCTTATGAATGCTCTTAAAATAAAAGACTTTCGTAAAATGAGACAATGGGTTGCTGATAATATCGATGTAGAACCAGCATCAATGTTTCGTAAAGTATACGATAACATGAATGAATATGTAGAACCACAATCAATACCGCAACTGGTACTTATTTTGGCTGATTATCAATACAAAAACAGTTTTGTTGCTGACCATGAACTAAATATGGTTGCATGTTTAACTGAAGTAATGGCAGGAGTCAAATTCAAATGAAGACATTTAACAACATACCATTTGGTGGTAAAATAATAGAAGAAGAAACAACTCCAAATAACTGGGATATAGTGACAGTACATTACGAAGGATTTCTAGAAAAGAAGTATAGAGCTGTAAAGTATAATGACCAAAAGGTTATCATATCTGAAAGAACCTTTAATACAAAAGAAATGGCTGAAGCTTATATTGCGCAACAATCATGAATCCTTTCGAATATTTAAAAGCAATCAATGAAACCAAGAAAGATATTATGGTCGATGATATTGCTGAAAAGGAATACAATCCTTTCATCATAAATCGCGGTCTTTCTTTCTTTAAAGATACTATATTGTATGCTAATGAAATGAATATCCATCATCACCTAGACCATCGCGTTCAGTTTGATTTTCTTATAAATATAATTAGAAAGAAGAAAAGATGGTCTAAATGGATTAAGGCCAGTGATATTGACCATCTTGAACTCATCAAAGAAAATTATGGGTATAGTGATGAAAAAGCTAAATCAGCGTTATCTCTAATTAATGATGAACAAATTGAACAATTGAAACAAAGGATATATAAAGGTGGAAAACGATAACACTCAAATACAAATAAAAGATTGGACTCCAGGCAGCATGCTTGAAGTCTCTCTTAGAGAACCAGATGACTTTTTAAAGATACGAGAAACGCTAACGCGTATAGGTGTAGCTTCTCGTAAAGACCAGAAGTTATTTCAATCTTGCCATATTTTACATAAGCAAGGTAGATATTTTATAGTTCACTTTAAAGAACTATTTTTGCTAGATGGAAAGCCATCTAGTTTATTAGAGAACGATGTGCAAAGACGAAATACAATCGCAACATTACTCGCCGACTGGGGTTTAGTAACGATTATGAAGCCGGAGATGGCTAAAGAATTAGCACCATTGAGACAGATAAAGGTGATTCCTTTTAAGGAAAAAACTCAATGGGAACTATGCCCTAAGTATAACATAGGGAATTCCAACAATGGAGAAAAGAATTAATAGAGCCTGGAAACTATTTCATAAATTTATGAAATCAGGTAGATTAAACAAAGTAGTAAAACACTACTTATAAACAAAATTTATTTAAACTAGCAATCAAGCTTGTATAAATATATCTGAAAGAGTGCGGTATTGGACCGGCTCTAACAAACCTTGCTATATATAGGAGGAACTAAAAATGGTAAGAAATACTTTGAACGTACCACGTTCACTATTCGTCGGATTCGATACTTTATTTGAAGACCTGGAAAGGATTCATCAAAGTGCGAGGTCCGGAACTGATAACTATCCACCACATAACGTTGTGAAAATAGACGATGAGAAATTTCTCATTGAGCTAGCAATTGCTGGATTTAAAGAAAAGGATATATCCTTGGAACTTAAAGATGGCATATTGAAAATCAAGGGAGAGGTGGAATCGGTATCGCGTGAATACGCGTATAAAGGTATATCGTCCCGCAAATTCGAGAAATCATTTCGACTCTCAGAATTTGTTGTAATAGACGGTGCTGATTTGAAAGATGGAATACTTGTAGTGTATGCTAGAGTAGAACTTCCGGAAGAGAAGCGTCCTAGAAAGATCGAATTAGGGTCTGCTGGGGCATCAAAGAAGAAAGAATATCTCGTTGAATAGAGATATACTGGCGAGCAGCGAAACTCAGTAGATATGTACACAACACATTTACTGGAGAACAACATGAAACATATA